CAGACAAAGTAACCAACAACATGGACGAAGCTGCATTGCAAGCAGAGATCATGAAAAAATTTCAACAGCCCCCTGAAGCACCAACACCTCCTGCAGGAGCAGACGCACAAGACCCAACAGGAGCAGGTGGTGCAACTATAGGTACAGGACAAGTGCCTTTACCACAAGAACAAGGATTTTCAGGAAATGAACAACAACAACCCACACGACAAGCTACTCAGCCGACTCAAGCCCCTAGTGAACAACAAGGACCAATGGGACAGCTTCAGTGATTATATAAATTATCTTATAGCACAGAATCATGCAGTTATGGAGCAAACAAGTGATCTTGTAATGCTTCACAGATCACAAGGTGCTATTATGATGCTCAAGAGACTACGTAAATTAAGGGATGACGTAAACAATGGGAATATTAAGTAAAGGTTTAACTAAACTTTTAAAGCCTGATCCAGACGACTTTATTAGAAAAAGAGAAGAGGAAAAACTTCCTTTTTCTAGAAGAAAAGACGTTGGTCCTTTAGGTGGTCCTTCTAAAAAAGTTACAAACCCTATTGTAAAACCTAGAGTTGATACAACTAAAACTATAACTAGGGATATTGATTTTGATATAGAAGAACGTTCATCTATTGACAAAGTGTATGGAGATGCAGGTGGTTATAAAGATACTAAAGGCAAAGATTATGTTGTTCCTAAAAAAATAGGAGAGTTTTATAGTCCTGTAAAAGATACGATAGAACAAATGCCTATAGCTAAAGAAGGATCTACAGGACAAACTATTGAAGCATTTTTAAATAAACGATCACCTAGTGTAACTAAATCTGAATTAGAAAATGCTAGAATAAAATTAGACCCAAATAAAAAGTATCTTAGAGAAGAAATATTAGCACTTGAAAATATACCTGATGCTTATGATATAAGAGTTAGGAGTATGAAGGATGGCAATGTTCTTTTTGATAGGGATCAGAGACAACCAGTATTAGATAGACCAGACGATTACTTTGAAGTAACAATACATACACCAAAAATAGACCCAGATGTCGAGCAGGTAACTTCAGGGCATTTTCCCACTGGAACTGTAGCTCATATTAGAGCTTCTCGTAGAAAAGGTGAAGATGGTGAAGATTATATTTTAATAGAAGAAGTACAAAGTGATGCTGCCAGAGCGGCAGGACAAAAATATGAGGACACTGATTACGCAAGCCCACCAGAATCTGCTGAATTTGAGGAAGCTTTTGGTCCAAGTATATCTACAGACTTCATCTTTGACTTAGATGAAGTGGAGGATATAGGAAAACAAGCTAAAATAGAGTGGATGAATGATGATTACGAAAAAGCTATTAGTGAAACGATAGATGATTATAACACTGATTTTGGGCTTGGAAATCCTTTTCTTTTCACAGGAGGATCTTTTGCAGGTGTAAGAGGTTTTTATAGACAGATACACCAAAGATTAAACGATCCTAATTTGTATGATGTTGAGATGGAAAAACCAGAAGATGTAGCATACTTAAAGGCACAAGATGAAGCATTACGTTTAGACATACAAGGTGAAGACATTCCTGCAGCTTATAATCAGCCTTATAGAGAACTGGGAGAGGGTCTTATTTCTAGTTATAAAATAAACTTCCCTTCATTAAAAAATGATCCTAAGTTTAACATTTATAATTTTCAAGATAGGAGTGACCCTGATAATGTAAAATTAATTCCAGATGGTATTAGAAAAATTCATGCATATGCTATAAAAAAAGATGGACAAGATTTTATAAATAACAGATTATCAAAACGAGCAGGAGAAATGTTAGATGAAGATCTTTCAGGTAATCTGGATTTAGATGGTGATGACCTTACAGAATTACTAAAAGACGGAACTGTTCAAAAGTATCTTTTAGAAGATAGTCCTGACCCATTTTTAAAATCTGAATCTATTGAAAAAATAATAAAAAATGTAGAAGATTCTTTGGATACTAAAATACTGCCAGAAGATCGACTGGGCAAAAGTGAAATATTTGCAAAAGAACAAGTACCCATTACAACAAAAACAGAAACTATGTTGAAAGGCTTACAAGCTAGTATAGTACTAGCTAAAAAGCAAGGGTTAAATAAAATAATTATTCCTAGTTATAGGCAATTTGATAAGACAAGAGGGTATGGTGAGCCTTCTGCCGATGAATCTGTATTTAAAGATATGTATGATCAAGCCTTTAAAAAAGCTTTTAACATTTTAAAAACAGATTCTAAAGGAACTTTAAAATTAGGCAGTAAAAAAATAAAAATTGCAAAAGATGATTATGAGCCTAGCTCATATGTTAATGATATGCCACATTACGGTGGGGCAGATTTTTATGAAGACTTTGCATATGAGATAGACATATCAAACTTTGAGTTTGATCCAGATAAACAAGCATTCAGATTTAGTAAGGGAGGAACACTGATGGACGATCAAATGGAACTTTTTAATGAAGGGGGATTACGTGATGAGGGTGGACAAGTAGAACCTGAATCAGGTAACAAAGTGCCATCAGGTTCACTAAAAGAAGAAGTAGCTGACGATATACCTGTAATGATGAGTGAGGGTGAGTTTGTCTTTCCTGCTGATGTGGTACGATTTATTGGTCTTAATACCTTAATGAAGATGCGACAGGATGCAAAGCAAGGTCTAAAGACGATGGAGGAGATGGGACAAATGGGTAACTCAGAAGAAGCTACCATACCTGATGACGTACCATTTGAAATGGCAGACCTTATTGTAGTATCTGGTGATTCACCAAAGAAGATGCAAAGTGGTGGATTGTTAGATGACCCACGTTTTAAAAGACCTACAGGTGGTGACACACCTACCATAACAGATGAAGATAAAAAAGAAATGGAAGATGCATTACTAAGAACTGGTTATGGTAATGTTGTTATGAAAAGATATGTAAATGCTGATGGTGATGTATTGTATATACCATTTGTTGATGGTGAACCTCAGATGGCTATACCAGAGGGCTATGTTTTAGACGAGTCTGCACCAAAACAACAAAGCAGTGTAGGTGGTGGATATACAGATAGTGGTGGAGACAGTGGTGGACCTGCTTCACTTGTACCTACTATTGGTGATGGAATGACATTTGAAAAGCCTAAACTAATGGTAGATGGTGTGGAGTATGAAAGCATTGAAAAAATGGATGCTGAAACATTAGTAAAATACTATGAGCAGTTTAACAGTCCTATATATAGATATGCAGCCACAGGTGCTGCTTTATTCTTTAGCCCCATAGTTGGATTGGCAATAAGTTTAGGACAGTCATATAGTAATAAAAACTCACCAAATGGTTTAAATGCTGTGCAACAAAGATTAATGACCATGAACCTTACTAAAGAACAAAGAGCTAAAGTAAACAAGGTATATAATGATATTAAAAAACGAGGAGCAGGAGGTATATCTAGTTTTGGTAAAACAATTTTTAATGCACTAGGACTAACAAGTGATAAAGAAAAGGGTGAAAAAGAAACTGCATTTGAAAAGTTCTTACGAACTGGTAATGTTAAAGGTGCTATAGGAGCAGGTGCAAGTGTAATAGGTGCTAATTCAAAAAATAAAAAGATGTATGATGATGCTGTTAAACAAGCATTTCCTAGAGAATTATTAGAACAAGAATTTGGATTTGGGTCACAACCAATACCTGATGCTTCAGAAGCAGATTTAGAAAATATGCTAGGTGTGTCTCAAGATCAAGCTCCAGTGATACCTGATGCTTCAAAGGCAGATTTAGAAAATATGCTAGGTGTGACTACACCTAAACAGGAACTTTATGATAGAGGATTTGAGCCTAAAGATATGGGAATAGATACTGCTGATGAATCTCTTTATGGTAAAAGATTTAAACCTGAACAGATAGGTGAAGACCCAAGGGCTGAAGTAATACGAAAAAATAGGCTTAAAGCTATGTCTTTAGTGCCACCAGTGCCTGAAAAGAAAAAGGATGAAGTTGACTTGTATGCACCTGCAATAAAGTCACCTGAGTCTATAATACCACCTGTTGATGAAGATTATACAGAGGAGTCTATACGTAGACTTGACAAATCATCAGAAGGTGTACAAGATCTTCTAAGTATTCAAAAAGATTTAAAAGCCTTAGAAGCAAAAAATAAAAGAGAAGCTGATACTCTGAAAAAGAAGTTGGCTAGTATGGGTACAGATTATGGTAAACAAAGAGTGCAACAAGATATACAACAGGATGATGATAGAGATGATGGTGGTGCATCTTCAGCTATAGATGATTTTTTTGGTGGAGACTTTGGTCAACCATCTCAGCCAACATATGTATCGCAAACAGCAAAAGCTGCAGGATCTGCTAAAACAGGTTTAGGTGCATCAGCTAGTAGACCACAAACATTTGGAGTATCAAGACAAAATGTACAAGCACCTACATATGACTATGATCAAGCAGGACCATTTTACGTAGGTGGTGTGGCTACTAAACCTATGAAGCCACAGAGATTAAAAAAGGGTGGTTTAGCTAAATCTAAAGTTAAACCTAAACGAATGAAGAAGGGTGGATTGGCTTCATCACGTAAAAAATAAATCCACACTATGTTGGCTACCTAACTCCCCATCTAACATGGCATACAGTTAGCCCTAACGAAAGGTAAAGTAAATGGCAGAAGCACAAGAAAATGTAATGGTAAAAGATGCAACACCTAAAAAGGTAATGGCATTAGCATCTCGTAAGTACTCAAGAGATGAGAAGATTAAAAAAGACGAAGAAGAATTAGAACAACTCATTGCAGAAAATAAAGGTGAGGTAAAGGCAGAAGCTGAAGAGCAAGAGCCAGAGCCAACTACTGCAGAAGAGAAAACTTTTAAGAAGCGTTATGGTGATCTTAGAAGACACGCACAACAAAAAGAAGCTGATCTGCAGGAGCAGATAAATCAATTAAGAGATCAACTTGATAGTGCTACTAAAAAACAAATAGAGCTACCAAAGTCGGATGAAGATATTGAAGCGTGGACAAAAAAGTATCCTGACGTAGCAGGTATAGTAGAAACTATAGCTATTAAAAAATCCAAAGAGCAAGCACAAGAACTTGAATCTAGGATTCAAAAAATAAATGAGATGCAGGAATCAGCTACAAAGGAGAAAGCTGAAGTAGAATTATTAAAACTACATCCTGATTTTGTGGACATTCGTGAGGATGATGACTTTCATAACTGGGCTGAAGAGCAACCACAATGGGTGCAGAAAGCATTATATGAAAATGACAATGATGCACTGTCTGCAGCCAGAGCTATTGATCTTTACAAAGCTGATAAAAACATTGGCAAGAAAAAGACAAGCTCAAAGGATGCAGCATTAGCTACAAATACAAAGTCAACACGCACTAAACCTCAAACTAATGAGGAGTCTACATATCTAAAGGAATCTCAAGTACAAAAAATGTCATCACAAGAGTATGAGAGAAGAGCCGATGAAGTCATGGAAGCTATACGAAGTGGTAAGTTTGTCTATGATGTGTCAGGATCAGCAAGATGAGTATAATATATAAACCACAAAAAGAAATGGAGTTGTTTGCTCCGTTTGGACCTACTATGGGATATTTTCGTATGCCATATGAGTTGGTTGAAAAGTTAAATAGTAAAATGTCTGATAAGTTAAAATCTTATGCAGATAATCTGGTGGGTAAAGTATCTGAAGAGTTGGCTTTTGATGAAGAGATACTTGCAATAGCACAAAAGGGATTGGGACAATTTGTAGGGCAATATCAAGCTTATACAGATTTTCGTAATTCTATGGGTGTCAAAAAACTTGATACAGATAAATTTGACTATGGACTACAAATAGTATCTGGTTGGTTTGTACGTCAATTTGAAAATGAGTACAACCCATTACATATTCACACAGGTTCTCGACTATCTTGTGTAGGATATTTAAAACTACCAGAGGGAATAGAAGAGGAGTGGGAAGAAGACTATAAAGATCATCATCCTGCAAATGGGCATATACAGTTTGCACATGGAACATCAGCAGGATATACAGCCACTAACTTTGTTGTAAAGCCAAGAGTGGGTGATTTTTATGTATTTCCATCACATCTTTTTCATTGCGTATATCCTTTTTACACAAAAGGTGAACGTAGGTCTTTTAGTATGAATATGAACTTTATTGAAGTAGCAAAGAAAATAAGTTGACATTCAAATATTTATACATATAACTATGTATAATACTTAAAGTGTATATATATAGCCCCTTTATGGATTACCTTTGTATATACAACATCACAAACGACAATATGGTGAGACTTACCTAATTTAACAAGCCCAGTATGTACAACTGCACCTTGATCTAAGTTAGCCCCTAATCAGTAATTGTAATTTGTATCTGTAACCCTGAAAAAGTGAGGAGGATTAACTATGGCTTTTTCATCCGCTGCAGGACATGGAAATTTACCTAACGGTAATTTTAGTCCTGTCATATATTCCAAACAGGTACAGCTTGCTTTCCGTAAGTCATCTGTTGTGGAGGGTATCACAAATTCTGACTATTTTGGTGAGATTGCTCAGATGGGTGATACTGTTAAAATTATCAAAGAGCCTGAGATTACTGTAAAATCTTATGCTCGTGGAACTACAATCACACCTCAGGACTTGGACGATGAGGATTTTTCTCTAGTTGTTGACAAAGCAAACTACTTTGCATTTAAAGTTGATGACATTGAGGAAGCTCATTCACATGTCAACTTCCAATCTTTAGCAACTGACAGGGCTGCTTACAGACTTTCAGATCAATACGATCAGGAAGTACTAGGCTACCTATCAGGTTACAAGCAGTCTGCATTACATGCTAGACCTGACACAGTGAATACATCTGTATCAGGTTCTAAAGCTGTATCAACTGCTGCTTCAAACGAACTGCTTGCATCTATGCAGGTAGACGCTGAAGACTTCAACGGTGGTTCTTCAGGCAACTCTATTGTTATTCAGCCAAGAGGAATGGGCGATGGTGTTAATACCACTGCTGCACATGCTACACCTCTAGCTGTTATCAACAGAATGGGGCGAAAGCTTGACCAACAGCACGTTGATAAAGAGGGAAGATGGCTTGTAATCGACCCAGTCTTTGCTGAATTGCTAAAGGATGAAGACTCCAGAATTATGAATGGTGACTTTGTATCTTCAAAGGACGAACTCAAAAATGGAATGATCTTCAGCAACTTGCATGGCTTCAAAGTGTTCATGTCAAACAACCTACCTGAAATTGGTAATGGTCCTACAGGAGCTACTTCTACAGGATCAAGCCACTTTGGTGTAATCGTTGCAGGACATAGTTCAGCAGTAGCCACTGCAGAGCAAATCAACAAAACAGAGACATATCGTGACCCTGACAGCTTTGCTGACATCGTCAGAGGTATGCATCTCTATGGACGTAAGGTATTACGACCTGAAGCACTTACTCGTGCTATATATGTATCAAAATTCTAAGGGAGGTAAATCATGGCATTAGGTGATAATACAACCTCTGTAGCTAGAGGTAGTATGGCTAGGGGAAGACAGCCATACATGATTCAAGCTGACTTGAATTTTGCAACAGCTGCAAGTGATAAGGGTACTGCCCTTGCTGCAAATGATGTGATTCCCGGTCTAACTATTCCTGCTAACACACTCATTATCGCTGCAGGTTTTGAAGTAACAACTGCTCACGCAGGTACTTCAACCGACACTGATTTTGACTTTGGTGTTACTGGAGGTGACTTGGACAACTTTGTTGATGGCTTTGACTTTGACGGAGCTTCTGTTGGAGACTACGCTTTTAAGGCAGGACAAACTCCTGTTCTTATTGGTGGAACTTCTGACACTATTGACATTGAAATCCAAGCAATGACAGGTACAACAACAGGTGGTGTAATCCGAATGTTTGCTGTATGCATGGATGTTGACGATCAAGGTGCGTTGAATGCTGACGAAGTTGGCAGAGATCAACTAGCCTAAATTAAAACTTAGGGGGCAGGTGTAACAGGATTGACCTGCCCTCTATTTTAACATAAAGGAATAACAATGGCAGATACAGTCACAAGTCAAACAATATTAGATACACCTTACAGGTTAGTTATGAAGTTTACCAATGTAAGTGACGGCACAGGAGAGAGTGCCGTTCAAAAAGTAGATGTAAGTGCATTTACTGCAGGTGAAAAAGGTGCTACATGCACAGGTGTAACAATAGATAGAATACATTTTGTAAATGATGGAATGAAAGTACAGATACTTTGGGACGCATCTTCAGATGTGGAAGCATACAAACTATTAGATACCGAAGGATACTATGATTTCTCACATTTTGGTGGATTACAAAACAATGCAGGTTCAGGTAAAACAGGTGACATCATGTTTACAACCGTTGGAGCTGCAAACACAGAAACATATAACATCATACTAGATATGACAAAACAATCCTAAAGAAGGATATATTGAATGGCTTATAATTTTCTTGGCTTAGTAAATGCAATGAACAGAAGATTGAATGAGGTAGAACTTACCTCATCTAATTTTGCTTCAGCTATAGGTTTTTACTCACAAGCTAAAGATGCAGTTAATGCTTCTATTAGATACATAAATCAGTCAGAATACTTTTGGTCTTTCAATCATACTACAAAAGAACAAACATTAACTGCTAACACAAGCCGTTATGCTTTTCCCACAGATGCCAAAATAATTAACTTTAATTCATTCCGTATTAAAGAGAATACTACATTAGGCAATTCCACCACACGTCTTACAGAAATTGTATATGAAGATTATCTAGATAGATATGTACAACAAGAGTATAGTTCATCTACTGGTCAAGGTATACCTAAACAGGTAGCACAAGCACCTGACTTAAAATATATTATGACACCAGAACCAGACAAAGCATATGAACTGGTGTATGAATATTATACTTTTCCATCAGATTTATCTGCAGCAACAGATGCCCCAACAATTCCAGAAAGATTTCAACACGTTATTGTAGATGGTGCAATGCACTACGGTTATCTATTTAGAGGTAACACACAAGATGCAATGGTAATGAAACAAAAATTTGACGAAGGTATTAAGTATATGCGTTCACAACTTATAAATAGAACGCCATATGTAAGGTCATATATGGTTACTAGTGGTACAGGTGGAGTAAGTACTGGTTTTAATATTTAAAGGCTAACACAATGGATGCATGGCAAACCTATCCAGTTGAGTTTCGTGGTGGTCTTATAACAAATCTTTCCCCTCTGCAACAAGGTACAAATGCTCCGGGAAGTGCAAGAATACTACGTAACTTTGAACCATCTGTTGAGGGTGGTTATAGACGGATTGAGGGATTTGATAAGTATGACAGTAATATCATTCCTCCATATGGCTCACCTGTAGTACATGGGGCTAGTCAATCTGGAACAACATTAATAATAGCTGCAATACACACTACACCAGTTGTAGGTGATACTTTAGAAATAGCAGGAGTTAGTGGCACTTATACAATTGCATCTGGGGGTGTTAGTTTTGATGCTACAAACAATAGAGCTACATTAACTCTTTCAACCTCGTTAGCAAGTAGCCCTGCAAATGCAGCAGCTGTAACTTTTAAAACAACAACATCTAGTTATTTGACTATAGGTGTTGCATCATGGGAAGACAGTGCAATTGTTTGCAAAAATGCTGACATATTTAAAACTGGTGGCAGTGGCTTTACAAAGATTAATGTACCAGACTACGGCACTCCACTTGTAAATGCAGGTAGTCAAACTGGTAGCAGTCTAGCGATTGATGGTTTAGATTCTGCACCACAAGCAGGTGACGTATTTAAAGTTGCAGGTATAGACAAAGTATACACAGTTCTATCAAATGCCACAGTTTCATCAGGTGAAGCTACACTGTCAATTAATCCTGCACTTGCAAGTAGTCCTGCTGATAACGCAGCAATTACTTTCTTATCAACAAGCAGAGAAGGTGCTAATAAAACTAGATTTGCTAAGTATAACTTTAATGGTACAGAAAAAATTGCAATTGTTGATGGTTTGAATGAACCTGCACTTTATGACAACGCTACATTTACAGTTTTATTAGATGCACCTACAGACGTAATTGGTTCAACTTTTACAGCAGAATTTAAAAACCATTTATTCTTTGCTAAAGGTTCGACAGTAACATTTACTGCACCATATACAGATACAGACTTTTCAGCAGCAAATGGTTCAGGAAGTATAAATGTTGGTGGTACAGTCACTGCACTAGCAGTATTTAGACAACAGCTAATTATCTTTACAGAGACTAGCATTCACCAGTTAGTAGGTAGTACCGTTGCAGACTTTAACCTACAGCCAATTACAAAAGACATTGGATGTATTGATTCAGACACTGTACAAGAAATAGGTGGTGACATAATGTTTCTTGGTCCTGATGGGTTAAGACTCGTTAGTGGAACAGACAGAATAGGAGACTTTGGACTAGCCGTAGTATCTAAAACAATTCAAGATACAATGACAAGTTTGGTTTCTGCTAATACGTCATTTACAAGTTGTGTAATTCGTGAAAAGTCACAGTATAGAATACTTGGTTATAACAATAATATTACACAAGAAAATGCTCAAGGTATATTGGCAACACAGTTTGCTCCTCAAGGTGGTGAGGGCATGGCTTGGGCAGAGACACGAGGTATAAGAGCTTACGTAGCAGACAGTAATTATAATCAGAATACAGAGGTAGTGCTGTTCTCAAACAACGATGGTTACTTATATCAAATGGAAAGTGGCAACTCATTTGATGGTTCAAATATTAAAACTACATTTGCTACACCACATATAGCTATAGATGACCCACGTAGAAGAAAAACATTTTACAAAGTATTTTTGTACACTGACCCCCAAGGTAGTGTTGCATTTAATGTAAGTCTAAAACTAGACTTTGACGGTTCAGGTACTATTCAACCTGAACCACTTAGTATCTTAAATAATCAGGGAGTTGTTGGGTTTTTTGGTAGTGGCGTATTTGGTAGTACAAAATTTGGTGAAAAGTTACTTAAACTGTTTGAAGCACAAGTTGTAGGTTCAGGATTTACAGTATCATTTCAGTTTGATTCAGATAACACAAACCCACCCTACTCAATAGATGCATTAACAGTTGAATATGGACTAAACGATAGAAAGTAAAAATTATGGGAACAGGCTACAGTAGAACCGATACCAGTAATAATATTGCTGATGGTAACATTATAAACGCTTCTGACTTTGATGGTGAATATGATGCCATTGAAGCTGCCTTTAACAGTAGTTCAGGACACACACATGATGGCACATCAGCCGAAGGTGGTCCTGTCACTGTGCTTGGACCTGCTCAAGATTTTGTAGCAAGCACTTCAGAGATAAAACCTAAATCAAATAACACACTAGATATTGGTACAACATCGTTAAAGTTTAAAGATATGTTCCTAGCAGGTACAGCTAATCTTGTAAACGTAACTACTACAGGTGATGTTACTTTAACAGGTGCAGCAAACAATATTGTGTTTGATGCCAGTGACAATGCACTAGAGTTTGCAGATAGTGCTAAAGCTACTTTTGGTGCAGATGCAGATTTACAAATTTTTCACGATGCATCAAATAGTATTATCAGAGATTCAGGCACAGGTAAACTAGCATTAGACGGTAGCACAGTTGAAGTCAGAAAGAATGATGGCTCAGAGGTTATGGCACAATTCGTAGAGGATGGTGCTGTAAGTTTATATCATGACAATTCTGTTAAACTAGCAACAACAGCAACAGGTGTTACTGTTACTGGTAGTATTGCTATGGACGGTTTAAGTTTAGGAGACAATGAAAAAGTTCAACTTGGTGCAGGAACAGACCTTGAATTATACCACGATGGCACAGACAGTATTATAGAAAACAATACAGGTGAGTTATTTATTCAAGGTAATAATATAACTCTACGTAGTGATACAAGCACTGAAACTTTTATTGCTATGGATAAAGATGGTGCAGTAGAACTTTATCACGATAATAGTAAAAAACTTGATACTGATTCTGCAGGTATTAATGTTACTGGTCAAATTGATGTTAGTACAAATGTTAATATCACAGGTGATTTAGATGTAGGTGATGATGTAAGTCTATCATCAGATGCCGCAATAATTAATCTTGGAGCAGATAGTGAAGTAAATATAACACATGTAGCAGATACAGGTGTCACTCTTAACGTAGAAAACAGCACTACAAATGCTGTCACTGACCTACTCAAACTGCAAGTACAAAGCAGTGGCACACCTGCCGTGGGCATTGGTACTGGTATTGAGTTTTCTACTGAGACTGCAGCAGGTACACTTGAGACAGGTGGTGTCATTGAGTCTGTAACAACTGGTATTACACCTACCTCTGAAGAGTTTGACATGGTATTTAAAACTATGTCAAGTGGTGCTACTGCAGCAGAAAGACTAAAGTTAAACGGTAGTGGTGCTACTATTGGTAACATCAATCTTAATGCTAACGCTATTATTAGCACTAACACTAATGGTAATCTTGCTCTCACTCCAAATGGCACTGGTGATGTTCAGCTTGATGCTGACACAGTGCGTGTTGGTGACAATAATGCTAATGCAACAATTACCACAAATGGTACAGGTGACTTAACATTAAGTACTAATGCAGGTACAAATTCTGGGGTAATTACGATTGCTGATGGTGCTGATGGCAATATTGCACTCACACCTAATGGCACTGGTGAAGTTGACATCACTAAAGTAGACATTGATAGTGGGGCTATTGATGGTGTAACACTAGGTACTAACTCTGCTATCACTCAGGCTGTTATTGATAATATTAATATTAATGGTGCAACTATTGGTCACACAGATGATACAGACCTAATAACATTAGCAGATGGTGTAGTCACCGTAGCAGGTGAAGTCTCTATGACAACACTTGACATTGGTGGCACTAATGTATCTGCAGACGCAGGTGAACTAAATTTACTAGATGGAGGTACATCTGTTGGTGGTTCTATAACCGTAGCTGATAGTGATGGTATAATTATCAATGATGGTGGAACGATGAAGACTATTCCTGCGTCTGATATTAAAACATATGCTGCATCTGCATCTGCAACAACAGATGATGCAACGGCTCTTGCTATAGCGTTAGGATAAAGGAGAAATAATATGGCAAATACATTTAAGGTAGTAAGTCACGATGTCATGCCTGCATCTGCTAGTACGCCAGAAGACTTATATACTGTACCCGGAAGTACAACGACTGTGGTTATTGGTTTGATGCTAGCCAATATTCATACTGCACAAGTAACAGCATCAGTAAAATTAGTATCAACAACATCTGGTGGTGGTCGAACAGAAACTAATACAACAACATTTTTGGCTAAGAATGTTCCTATTGCTGTAGGAGAAAGTATAAATGTGTTAGCAGGTGGAAAAGTTGTTTTAGAAACTGGCGATAAAATTCAGATAGATTGTTCCGTTTCAGATAAAGTATCGGTCACTATGAGCATAATGGAGATAACCTAATGTCAGAGCATAGCATAGGAAAAAAAGGCGATGACACAAGCTATGAGCCAGTTATTCGCCAAACAGAAAACACAATTAGTAATTCATTGACCATAGACGCAACTAATAATGCTGTTGCTGCAGGTCCAATAACAATAGGTAGCAGTGCAACCGTGACTGTATCTGGGGTATTGGTGATAGTATGAGTACATTGCAAGTCAATACAGTACAAGTCGATACACTACAAGGTAAGACTACAGCAGGAACTGTGGCTATGCCAGCAGGTCATGTTATTCAAACACACTTTCATACTTTTACGGATATAACAACAGAAACAAATAGTTCTTATGTTGATGTGGGTGGTTCTTCATTTACATTTACACCAAAACTTGCATCAAGTCTTTTACATATCAGTTACTCTGTTCATGCTTATATTTTTAGAAGTAGTGATGATAATGGTGGCTCTGTAGATATTAATGTTGATGGTTCTAATATTTCAGCATCTGGAGATGCTAGAGAAATGATGATTACCATTGGTGGTGCATCATCAATAGCTGTTTTTAATAGATTACATAAAGAAGTTACTGTAAGTGCAACAAACACAAACGCAAAAACAATAAAACTACAAATGCAAAATTTTGCGAGTTTTCATAGTGGGGGATTTAGAATTAATGATGGTAATAACTACACAAGTTCAATTAAAGTACAGGAGATAGCTCAATGAAAATAGATATATCAGCTGCACTATTTGCATTAGGTATTAAAGAGTGGGTTCTACGAGGAGAGCCTACAACAGAAGATGAGTTTAACCAAATGTTTCGCAAAATTACAGGAGCAGATAAAAATAATTCAGCCATTGAAAGTGCAGACCCAAAGGACTTTGGAACGACATGGAAAGCAGTAAGCGATAAAAAGAAAGCGTTGGAAGATGCAGAGCCAATGCGATTGCTTAGAGTGAAACGTAATGGGTTGCTTGCCGAAACAGATTGGATGGCAAATTCTGATGTAACTCTTGCAGATAACTGGAAGACCTATCGACAACAGCTTAGAGATTTACCAGATGGTGCATCACCAAAGCTATCAAGTAATGGATCGCTTGATATGTCCTCAGTAACCTTCCCAACAAAACCGAGTTAGGAGTAAAACATGGTTAGCAAAATAGAAGTCGATACAGTAGTCAATCAGAGTGGCGACCAAGATAGTGGGTTAGATTTATCTACAAATGATGTAGTCGCTGTAAAAACAGCTAACACAGAACGTATGAGAGTTGATGCAAATGGGCGAGTTGGTATTGGTACAACGGATATTGATGCACCTTTAGATATAGTCAATGCAAGCACTAAATACATTAGAATTTCTGATACTGTAAGCGATAGCACAAATAAATCTGGTGGTCTTGCTATTAGACACAAAACTAATTCAGAGGAAGACTTTAATATTATAAACGGCATATGTGGTGGTAGTAGTAATATTGTAAATATTGGTGGTTCTGATTTTATTGGAAACTTAAATTGTGCTACCGACATAGCATTTTTTACAGGAGCTAACCAAACTACCCTTAACGGTACATCTCGTATGTCAATCAACAGTAGTGGTGCTGTTGCTGTAGCAGGTGCATTATCAAAAGGTTCTGGTTCTTTTAAGATTGACCATCCTCTTGAGTCTAAAAAAGACACACATTATCTAGTACACTCATTTATAGAAGGACCACAAGCAGACTTAATCTATAGAGGTAAAGCAACCTTATCATCAGGAACAGCTACTGTAAATATAGATACAGTAAGTGGAATGACCAGTGGAACTTTTGTAGCGTTAAACACAAATGTGCAATGTTTTACAAATAATGAAAGTGGTTGGACAGCAGTTAAAGGTTCAGTAAGTGGTAACACTTTAACAATTACAGCACAAGATAACTCTTGCACAGATACAATATCATGGATGGTTATTGGTGAAAGACAAGACCCACACATCAAAGATAGTAACACGGATTGGACTGACAGTGATGGTAAAGTTATTGTTGAACCAAAGAAAGAGAGTGAGTAATGACATCAACATTAAGAGTAGATACAATCGTCAATGAAGGGGGAGATAATGACTCAGGTATTGACCTAAGTACAAATGACAAAGTAGCCATAAAAATAGCAGACAGTGAAGTAGCTACTGTAGACACATCAGGTGTGGTTTTTAATGATGGCTCTGTTGATAGAGACTTTCGTGTAGAATCTAACGGCAATGCAAACATGATTTTTGTAGACGGTGGTAATGATACTGCATATGTGGGAGGTTCTACAGATTATAATGGCACACTAAACGTAGCAGGAGATGGTGTGGGTGTTGGAAACTCTGACTCATCTTATAGAAGAATGTATTGGAATGTAAGTAATACAGATATGCGTTTTTGGAACGGAACTAATGAAGCTATTATAAATGACTCAGGTGCATTCACAGATGCTTCAGATGAAAAACTTAAAAAAGACATTGCTGATATTACCTATGGCATTGACGTAATAAAAGCATTAAAGCCTAGAAAATATAAAATGAAAGATACAGATAAAGAGCAGGTGGGTTTTATAGCACAAGAAGTAGAAGCACACGTACCAGAGGTTATTACAACAGGCACAAATCCAAATGGTATAGAACAAAAAGGTTTATCATATGGACAACTTACATCTGTTCTTACAAAAGCATTACAAGAAGCAGTGGCTAAAATAGAAACACTTGAAGCTGAAGTAGCGAAGCTTAAAGGATAATGTTCGACCCAATCACCATTTCTGCTGCCGTAGCTACAGCAAGCACAGCCTTTAATGGAATTAAAAGGGCATTTGCAGCAGGACGAGACTTGGAAGCAATGTCACAAGACTTGTCACGGTGGATGGGAGCAGTCAGTGATGTAGACAACGCACATAAGTCAGCCAAGAATCCATCAATGCTACGTAAGGTCTTTGGTGGTGGTAGTATAGAACAAGAAGCCATCGAAGCATTTACTGCTAAGAAAAAGTTAGAAGAACAACGCTATGAGCTAAAACAGTTTTTGATGTTTACCCACGGAAGTAAGTCATGGGACGATTTACTAGCAATGGAAGGGCAGATACGCAAGAGAAGACAGAAAGAAGTATATGACAAACAAGTGTTCAGAGAGAAAGTTATAACATATGTCGTATTGGCAGTGGTTCTTGTTATTGGTACTGGTGTTTTGGGTGGGTTTGTATACGGTCTTATGGGGTTTGACAGAGGGTGGTGGTAACGGTGGGTATCACACAAGAGATAAATGTGTACGTAAACAAGGTGGACAAGAGACTTTTGAATGGATTTGTGTAAACAAACATGGTATAATACAGGTAGCACAATCCGATAATATTAAAAACTGTTACACCTGTTTTCTCAAGAAGTTCAGTGATTGGACTTGGGAGCAAGAAAAAAGACTAGGCAAACGTGAAGACCCAAAGTATATCACATGCCGTAGATACAAAAGAAAGACAGCCAAGAACGGACAGCAAGTGTGCTTGTACAAGGGGGCAAATAATACATATACGCTAGTGGTTGAAGGTCAGTGTCCAACAGAGTATCGTTGCAAATATGACCCACATGGATCTGAACCCAATATAGATAGTGTAGTAGATTCACTGAATGATAGTTTTAAGAAATAAATATGGAAATAGACCCAGTAATATTTTGGAACGTAGTGTTAACACTTATCATAGCTCCTGCTGTATGGGCTTTTCGTAACATGATGGCTGAAATAAAACGTATAGATATACTGCTCAACAGAACACGAGAAGACTATGCATCACGAGCAGAAGTAAAAGATGAGATGCAACATGTAATGGAAGCACTACACAGACTAGAAGATAAACTAGATAGAGTATTAAGTAGAGAGAGCAGATGAATACATTTCAAGGATTTAAACCGTCAGGTATGGAAAAGATAGCCAACGCTATGGGCTTTCAAGGTAATATAAACGACTTTCAAAAGTTTTTAAATGATAACCCAGATCGTCAAGCTGAGATGATGCGTTATCAAACTATGGCACGTAAGATGGTAGAAGGTGGTTATGTAAAGAAGATGCAAGAGGGTGGAGACACTACACCTGAAAAACCAAAGAAAACTACTATTACAGACGTAACAGCTACACGAGTTACAGAACCTAAGTTACCCACAGGTGCTGTGGTAAATCCATATGGTGTACCTACAGATGATACTCAATTTATAGACCCAGATAAATCTGCACTAGGCACTACACCTACAGGCACTGCTATGGGTGCAGGAACAGAAGATGCAGTAGCACCTCAAAAAACAGATGTCACTAAAATTGAAGCTACTAAAAAGTTAGATGAAGTAGATGCAGTTAATAAATCAATAGAGACAGCACAATCAGACCCTAATGATCCAAGAGCAAAGGTAACAGCACAAGCATCAACTAAATCTATGGTGGGAGATTTAACAGCTGCCGAAGGTGTTGCTCACGTAATAGACAGCCCTGCAAAGAGAGAGTTAGATAAAAACGAGATAATAGAGCCAGTAGCTAATGCACAAAAAGCAGCTAAGTTTACAGAAGAAGTACAGGCAGCCACTGCTACACCATCAGAGAAAGCTACTGTAGCAGGACAGATGAAGACCCTTACAGAGGGTTTTGATGCTACCAATCCACCACCTTGGGCTGCAGGAGCTTTACGAGGTGTTATGGCTCAAATGCAAGCCAGAGGTATGGGAGCATCTAGCATAGCAGGACAAGCTATGGTACAGGCAGCCTTAGAATCTGCACTGCCTATTGCATCAGCCGATGCAAAAACACAAGCATCCTTTGAAGCACAAAATTTATCCAACAGACAGCAACGTGCTATGCTTGCTGCTCAACAACGTGCTACATTTATAGGTCAGGAGTTTGATCAGGCATTTCAAGCCAAGGTTATGAATGCTGCAAAAGTTAGTGACATAGCCAACATGAACTTTAATGCAGAGCAACAGATTATATTAGAGAATAGTAGGGCTGTAAATACTATGAACCTAGCTAATCTTAGCAACAGACAAGCTCTAGTAATGGCAGAAGCAAGTGCATTAGCTAACTTAGATATAGCTAATTTAAATAATAGACAACAAGCACAGGTCATGAATGCACAAAGCTTTTTGCAGTTAGAAATGGCTAATCTATCTAATAAACAACAAACAGAATTGTTCAAGGCTCAGTCAATGCAGACTGCTCTGTTCAATGACCAAGCTGCAGAAAATGCAGCAAAACAATTTAACGCAACTAGTCAGAATCAGTTAGATCAATTCTTTGCAAATCTTAAAACACAAGTATCACAGTTTAATGCTGCCCAACAAAATGCTCACAATCAATTTAATGCAGGTGAAGCAAATTCAATGGAAAAGTTTAACCAAGAAATGCAGAACCAACGTGACCAGTTTAACTCAAAGAATAGACTTATTATAGATCAGAATAATGCACAGTGGAGAAGAGAAATAGCTACTGCTGATACTACAGCTATTAACAGAGCTAATGAACTCAATGCTACTGCATTACTCAACATGTCAAACAGTGCATACAATAACTTGTGGAACTATTACAATGACGTTATGGAAATGTCATGGGAAAGTTCTGAGAACGAAAGACAAAGAATTGTGCAGATGGCAATAGCACAGCTACAATCTGAAACATCTAAGGAGTTAACAGAGATGAAAGCAGATTATGATAGTGCTGTAGGTTTTGGTAGTCTAATAGGTACATTCCTGACTGCAGGATCTGACAGTATATTAGGAAAGATGTTTAAATTTTCATGAGCAGATATAGTCCAACAAACCCTGCCGTAGATGCTTGCTTAAACTTGGAAGCAATAATCAATAGGCAAAAACCTATGGAGCTAGAGTCAAAAGCTACCAGAGGATTAGTTAGTAAACAAACACCAACAGTACCTGAAGCAAAACAGGACGTGATGGACAAAGTTGCGTCTTATGTACAGGCTATTAGAAGAATAAGAGAGAAGTATAAACAAGATGGCTGATGATAGACAAATACAAATGGAAGCTCCTATTCCGGGAATGGGAATGACTGCACCTTTAGGTGGTAGACCTTGGCAACAACCACCACAAATGGGTACAGTAGAAGAAGCTATGGAGTACTACATTAAAAAGTTAGAAGATCCAGACTTTGTGCCAGAGTTATTAACTGTTATAGAATTAGGTGTACCATTAACAACACTTGCCAACACCATGCAACTAGCATCTGTTATGGAAGGTAAGCACAGTATTGACGTGGGTATGCTTGTAATACCTATACTGGTAGAACTTATGTCCAACATGGCTGAAGCTAATCAAGTGCCGTTCAAGAGTGGTATGGAGAGAGAAGAAACTGGAGAGATTAGCCCTGCAACCATAGCACTAGCTAGAAAACAAGGTAAGCTAAGATCACCTAAGGGAGCAGAAGAACCTTCTCCACCTCCACAACCACAGCCAGAGCAACCACCAGAACAGCCACCAATGGGTTTGATGACAAGAAGGGAACAGTAAGATGAGTCTACCAAGATTTTTAGGATTAGGTGCAAAAGGAATGGCTGCCAGTTTTCAAGAAGCTTTGGACAGAGAGGATAAAGAGAAAGATAGAGAAGCCAGATCTGCAGAAGCTGCAGCAGGTAGGCAACATACAACAGATCTATTATATAAAAGAAGAAGATTTGACCAGATGGATAAACTTGTAGAGGTGCAAGAAGCTTTATTTGCTCTGGGTCTAGATGAAAATCAGGTAGCCGCAAACATGTCAGGTGGCATGGCTAATGTAGAAAGACTACAAAATCTAAAAACAATTTCTGCTGATAACAATATAGACTTTCCCTCTGCATTAAATGTTACCTTTGGAGAAAACTTTAACGCAGAAGATATAGAGGGTGGTGCTGTAAACTTTGTTCAGAGTAACTTATTAGACGCAAGACTAGAGGGCAAGGTATATAAGAATCCATACAGAACAGAAATATCTGACCAACTTAAAGCATTAGAATCTATAGGTGATCCTGTAGGATTTAAAAAGCAAATAGAAAATCAATATAACTCAATATACCGTCTTGAACAACTGATAGATAAAGGTACAAACGTAGAACAAAATCAGAAGTTAGTAAATCAGAAAAGAGATTTGATTACAGAGCTAACAAAGAAGTATGTTGAGATGGAACAGACAACAGGTAATACAGGCTTGTTGACATCAGGATACATGTCTCTAGCACTACGTAAAGTAAAAGATGCTAAGAAAGGTGCATTTGGAGAGCTTATAGTTACTGATAATATAGGTAGAGTCCAGAAAAAATTTACAGGTAACTATGGCAGAGCATTTGAAGCTTATCTAACAAGTATAGATGGAATAAAAAATGAGATACAAGCATACAGTCCTGATAACCCAAATGCAATTAGTGGTGGTAGTGCCGCTTTCATGAATGAACTTACTTTGAATGCTAATACACAGCTAATAAACGAATATAATTTAGAATATCTTCAAAGGATAAGACTAGGTGCAGAAAGAGATCGTACCCTTACAACACAAGATAGTCGAAAACCAATGGAAATAAGTCTATTAAATCCACTGTCTGATACGCAAAAAAACAAACTAAAGGCAGGGGATGTTGTAAAGCACATAGTTAATAATCAACCAGTGTATGAAATATTTAGAGGTTTTGCAGAGCCTAATCAATCAAACCCTACAGGCATACAATTCTTTAGAAAACTAGATACGCTTGAAATATATAATCCACAACAATGAACCAACAACAGCAAAAACAAAATGATGACTACATAGCGAGTATTCTAAGTGGTGATGTTTCTCAGCAACAGGACTCAGAGCCACGGCTATCATTGCCTGTAGAATCACAGTTCACAAGAGGGCAGAGTAATGACGAATATATAGCTAGTATAATAGAAGGAGAGTCTACTGGGAATGAACTCAACGATATGGGTGTAACTCCACAAGACACTATGGGTGATCATGCCCAAATAGATCCCACAAAAACTACAACAGAACAGAAGACAGAGTTTGCTCCTGAAGGTGAGAAGTGGGGCTATGGTGACTATGTAGAAGATATAACAAAGGGTTTAATAAGAGGTGTGCCTAGTGCCATAGCTGAATTGACTCAGACTGTTGCCGACATAGATGAATGGAGAAAAAACTATACAGGCACATTGGTTATGCAAGACAAAGGTAAAAAAGGTTTTCAAATTTCTGATCTATTTCAAATACCAGACTATGTGTCTGGTGAGGAGTATGTAAAATTAAAGGAACAATATGGTGATGAAATTAAAAATTCAAGCTTATTATATATGACATCAAATAAAATTGATGAGCTTACAGATGATGCTATTACAGGAATAGGATCTCTATCAGAAGACCTAGGTATAAAGTTAGACAGGTTTGAAACACCTGATACTGAGTCAGTTATTGGTGGAATTACAGAGGGTGGAATACAGTTTGCAACAGGATTTGGAATTACAGGCAAACTAACAAAGCTAGGTGGCTATGGGTATAAAAATTTATTTCTAAAAGAAGCTATAGTTGGTGCAACATTCTTTGATCCAGAAGAAGCACTGCTGACAGATGCTATTGCTTATAGCATAGATAATCTTGGTGATGCTAGTGGATATTATACTTCAAATCTAGCAGAATATATAGCGAGACAAGAAGATGACAGCTTACTTGTAAAAAGATTAAAAGGTGCAGGAGAAGGTGTATTATTTGGAGTCCCATTAACATATGCAGGGGACAAGATAGGCAAAGTATTTGCAGGAATTAAAAATAAAAAGATAGCCATAGAAGATGCTAAACTAGAGCAGAAGAAGACAGGCAAAGTATCTAACGAAACTATGGAACGTATAGATGCAAATGGCAAAATCATAGAAGAGGATGCAGCAGAAGTTGAAGAGATAATAGCTAACGCAAAGCCTGACAAAAAAACTATAAAGAAAGCAAAGAAGATTAGTGAGAATGTACAGAAAATAAAGGCAAAGCAGACAGAGGTAAAGCAAAAGAAAGTAAATGCAAACAAAAAGGTTGTGAAGTCAGAAGTAAAAATACACAACGAACTGGTAGAGGAGTTTGAAGATAATCTAGGCATAAACAAAGACTTTATCAGGGGAGATAGTGGGTATATAACAATAACCACGGTCAAGGGTGGCAAGAGAATACTAGACCCAACAAAGTTAGAAGCTGCCAAGAATTTATCTGTACAAAAGATAGATGAAGTTGACACTGCAAACAGTAAGTTAGCAACCAGACAAGACCCAAAGATGCCCCAAAGTATATATATAGAAAAAGGGGTAGAGGACAAGTATGATATAAGCGAATTGTTTGATAGAGTTTTAAAGGTTGAAAACATTGAAGCTCTCACAGTTGTAGCTAAAGAACTAAGAGATGCCAATCCTAGTATGTGGAAAGACAAAAAGAAGATAACTATCAGAGATCAGAAAACTGGTAAGAAGAGAAGAGTTACAGTAAAGAAGTCAGTTATGGAAAATATATTTGACTCTGTGACCAGAGGAGACTTGACACTGCGTGGGGATCATCCTCTGTTTGATGCACTAGACAAGGCAGGTATGTCCTTTGAAGACTTCACTCTTATGCATCTAGGCTCTGCAAGTCAGGCAGGTAAGATACTAAATAAGTATTCACAGTTAGCCAAGAGAGTAAAGCCAAAGAGTCAGAAGCAACAAGATGAGTTAGATGAAATGTTAAGGAATCAGAACAGAACTGCTCAGTGGTTTAGAAGAGTAGAGAATGTAAGACGTGGTCTTCTTGTGTCTCAGATAGCAACTGCTGCCAGAAACTTAGAGTCAGGTCTACTCCGTACTCCTGTAGAAGCATTAAATAACATAGTAGAAACAGCCACTATGGATATAGCCAATGGTAATTTTTTTAGTGGTAAGAATAGACTAATAAAGAAAACTACATGGACTGATAGCTTTGCAGGTATGCGATACATATACTCTGACAGAAAGACAGCAAAAGAATTTACAGATATTTTATTAGGTGATCCTGATAATCCAGATCTGGTAGCCCACCCAAAGCTACAAGATTTTTCTGATAGAATGTTTAACACAATCAACGAGATACAACTAGCAACAGGCAGAGGTAGTGATACTACATTTGATAAGCTTATATCAAAGGCAGAAGACTTTACACAGTTACTTAACAGACCAAATCGTTGGCAAGACTTTATGCTAAGACGTGGTATATTTATGGGTGAAGCACAACGTCTGTTCAGAGATAAGTGGGATATAGATCTAATAGAGGTGCTAAACGGTGGCAGACTAGATGATCTGATGAATGATGCTAGAGATCTTAATCCTACTTTCAAGGTGGTAGATGGCAAAGATCAATTAGGTATAACAGCAACAGAGATATTTGCAGAAGCTACTGAAAGAGCCTTAGACTTAACTTATGCTAACCCACCTGAGTCACCATTTGGTAAAGCTTTTGCTAACTTCATAACAAAAAACAATCTTACAGTAATCATACCGTTCCCTAGATTTATGGCAAAGAGTATGGAACTTATGGCTGAGAACTCTGTAGGTGCTTTCCTGCCTTGGACAAGAAGAATATATGGTCTTACAGGATATGGAGCAAAGAGATTTGGAGATAAGTTCACTCCAAGAGAGCATCGCATGATAGCACGTAATGCAACAGGTGCATTGGGTGTTATGGCTGCATCAATGATGTTACAAGAGACTGACCAACAAGGAGAGGACTATAAACTTGTGCCTGTAGGTGACGGTACAGTCCTAGATGTGACACCACTATTTCCTCTTAGACAGTTCTTCTTCTTGGGCAAAATATTAAATGAATACTATAGAGCTTCTGAGCAGACTGATTGGCTATCAGGTGGTAAAGAAGCATTCTTTCAGACATTTGATAGAAGAGAGTGGGCTGAGACATTCCTAGGAACTAGCTTCAGAACTGGTGTGGCAGGTAATCTGGTAGATGAAGCTGCATCTTTGTTCAATGAGCAGGACTTAACCAACGATGAATGGTGGGGAAGAAACTCAGGACAGATATTAGGAGATTACTTATCTACATTTGCCGTGCCTTTGAATCAGGTGCTAGATACACAAAGAGCATTAGGCATGAGAGGGGTTGCATACAAAGAGACAGCCAAAGATCCTGAGATTGTGAGTGGCACAGATGCATTCATAGAGGGCTTTGTTAAGCCATTTAGAAAGTATGATCCTTTTGGAGCAGTGGTAGACGAGAGTGCATTGCCTAAAAAAGAAGATCCTTTTCAAGAGGAAAGAAGACGTGTTGCACCACTAGCCAAGGTTGCATTAGGTCTTAACATGTACACTGCTGATAGTGAAGAGGGTAAAAAATTAAAGTCTTTGGGATTTGATAAGTGGGATGTGAGCAGTAGATCTAGAATACCAACCGTAAGAAACTTTGAGAACAAGTCAATTAGAGAGAACTTACCATCCATAGTAGAGGAAGCCACTGAACTAGAAGCATTATGGGGTAACATGTATGATGCTAATCAAAGAGAGCTATCTCAGATAGGTGGTGGTAGAATACTTGGGCTGATAGATACAGGTATCAGCAAAGAAAAATACATAAAAGATAATGTGAAGAAATATATTAAAGATCAGATAGATCTTTTTAGAAATCCAACTGATAGTCTCGTGGCACTAGATGATCCACAAAAGATATTAGAGTATCAGTCTATGACTGACTACAGAAGACTATCAAAGAATCAGAGGTCAAAGGGATGGTTTAGATTTGTGGAAGAAGAGGAAAGATCTCCCTTTGATTTTTCAAGTGAATATCTAGAGAGACAGTTTCCTGATCTTGAGAATTTTAGTGAAGATGATAGACAGCAAGCTTTGAAGAATCTAAAGCTACAAGACCTACAATTACTTTTTCTCTATGGGAAAGAGTCTCCGTAGTTTTTTTAGAGACTCACTGATATCTTTTAAGCTGTTCTCACACTCTCTTAGTCTGTAGTTCATATCTGTGAGAAGTTCGAACATTGTCCTTGGCTCTCTGCTTCGTTTGTCCATGAAAGCTTTTGCTTCTTTTTCTAATTCCATCTCGTCCTCTATGTATGTTATCATAATAGGCTGTGTTAAAGCCACGTTCCCACTCTCTGTATAGCATAGTGTCGGAACTATAGGGGTTGCGAATCTTTCCATAAACAAATGCATCGTAACCTTTCATCCACTGTATCTTCAGTGGTGCATCATGTTTACCTAATCCTCTTTCCTTTCTAGATAAGTGTCTCATACTACGCTCCTATGTCCACTATCTCACAACTGTCACCTGAACAGGCAAGTGTTTGTGAGGAATGAGTATTATCTTCTTCTTCATAACTTTGAAACTTATCCCAATCAATATGAGTGAACTTACTGCTAAAATCATTGTATACAGCTTCTGTACAGTCCTGATATGGTGCTTGTTGATAAGTATGATCGGAGTGTGGTAAGAAAGAAACACCTGACATCTCGTCAAAGTGTTTAAACACAAATGCTCCCACTTCCATCCATTCATCATCACGTACTGATATAGTAACAGAAGGTTTATGCTCACACCAATGTCTCTGGTAGAGAAGCCACATCTCTAGCTGTTCGATAGCTGTCATGTCATTTCTAACTACTGACTTCTTTGGTGACTTCATTGGAAAGCTGAACACCATGTTTGTATCAGGCTTCATAACATCAGGCTCACTAGGTATGCCACTGTCAATCATGAAGTTAGTAAGAGGATCTTTATTATCCCCCCTAACAGTGCGAATATAATAACTGCTATGACGAGGGTGGATACCAGAACTTGAGTCCACGAGTTGTGATACTGTTCCACTTGGTTTGACACATGTGATAGCAGTGCTTTGGGGTATTCCAAAGATTGCTGACCACTCTTTGTTTGTTTCAACTGCGATCTCTCTGAGTGCTGAGAGGGTTTTTTCAAGCCCATGTTTTCTCCCATTTGTTAATTCATTATCCATAATACCTGTAAGGCTCACACCAAGAAGTCTTTCTTCTTCAGTATTACTCTGCCATATCTTTCGTAGGTATGGAAACTTAGTGAGTGTAGCCTGTGCTGTGCCAAGTATAGTGGCAAGCATAACCTTTCGCTTCAGATCTTCAAACTTATCCTTCTCTCGTATAACAACCTCTGTAAGATTGCAGAACTGATAAGGTCTAAGGATGATTTCACTGCAAGGGTTACAGCCAAACTCATGATTGGCATCTCTTCTGCCAAACTTCTTTGCTTGTTCCTTTGCTGATATTCTATTAAATATACCACGTTCACCTGACTTAGATTCCACAAGAGATGTCCACTCACGTAGGAATGTTTCCCCATCAGGCTTATCTGTATACACAACAGAGTTATTTGATAGTGCCATCTGTGGTGCAGTCTCCCACCACTTGCCTGACTTGGCATGTCTCATTCGTTGGTCTGAGAGGTTAGACAAACTGATCATGGCAGATCTACGTACACCACCAGAGACTACAACTTCCCCAACCTTACACATTAGATTATGGCAGTCATAGCTAGACAGCTTCTTGCCTTCATTCTGTCTGAATAAAGCTACAGTAAAATTAAATAGATCAATGAGAGGAGCAGGACCACTTGCTCTACCACCAAACACTTTGAGTCTAGCACCTGCAGGTCTTACCTTTGACATGTCCCATACAGGAACTTCACCCATATACAGGTGTCCTATCAGCTTACGTAAGGCTCTTGCCCAACCTTCTTTGCTGTCCTGTACCTGTATGCATGTGTCCACATGATCTAGCTTTTGTGGTATCTCTGGTAGCTGTAGCACGTACTGTCTTTCTACAGAGAAGCCAACACCAGTGCCACACAAAAGAATATACATAGCTTCATCAAAAGCTTTTGGATCATCAACAGGAAGATAGCTACAGTTGTATCCTGCTGTATTGTCTCTCTCAAGGGCAGGACCTGCTGTCATCAAGGCTCTCATAGAGGGCATAACCTCTAGGTTCTTTATAGCTTCAAAGATCTGTTGCTTCGGCAAATGACCTTTCACTTTCTCAGTGATATAGTCCACATATCTCTGCACAGTTTCATCCCATGTTTCTCTTCTGTTCTCTTCGTCAATCCATCTAGCATATCTAGATATTGCAATAAATTTTTGATAGTCGTTCATGTTAATCCTCCAATGTTATTCTAATATGTTTTACTTTTAGCCCATCAATATCATAGATAAACTCTTCTAATGCTTGTTGTATCTCTTCACTAGGATCACCGTCTGCAGGGACAGGGTACTCATCCTTGTCTAGGTTGAGAGTAAGGTATACTTTAACAACCATCACTAAGATCACTCAGTCCTTCAAGCAGATCAAGTTGCCCAGTATCTGCTTTATTCTTTATCTCAATAAGTCTGTTGAGATACCACTGTGCTTTCTCTAAGTCCTGCACACCGTTCTTGTATCTGTATCTCCAAAGATACTTGATAATATTACCCTGCAAATAATATTCGTATCCTTCACCTGTAGCTGACTGAATAGCTTCGATGCACTCAACACCATACTTGTTGTAGTGTGGTGGACTGTTGACCATATCTTTATTCTTACAATTATTTATTTCCCATTTTGCCATATCATGCACTCCCATTTAGTTTATTTTTCATTGCTCTGAAGTCTACCTTAATTACATTACCTTGTCTACCAGTAATTGCAACTGGTGGCTTTTCTTTTGGTTCTTCCATCTCTGATCTAACAATCTCATATACTTTCCTAGCATGATCCTCATCCGATCTAAGTAAGTCAATACTTACGAGTGTCATACGAGCAAAGAACATAATCTCACTAAAGTCCCTATCGGACAGAGGGTTTGCTACTGAATCTATAACTTGTAAGTTAACATCCCCTGTCCAGTTATTCTGGTGATCTAATATGGGTTGCATTCTTATTAGAATATCTTGGTCATCTAATTTAAAATGTAAATCTTTAAATCCGTCTTGTGTCATTTAAAACTCCTTATAATCTTTTTCCTTGGAAACTCTATGAGTTCAGGGAGTGGTTTCTTTTTACGTTCTTTAAGCCAAGGTTCTGGTATGACTCTGTCATGGTACAAGAACTTGTTCTTCTCACACCAATCTCCATAGCTAGTCTTAGAACCTTTCTTAATCTTTCTTTTACTACTTGTAAACACAAAACGTATGTCTAACTTGGGGTGCTGTTTCTTAATACATATGTGCTTTCTTCTGTCCTCTACAGTGAAGAGTCCTTTGGTTTCTATTATGATACCATTAGGTAGCACAAAGTCAGGTGTGTAATGTCTATAAGCCAAGTCTTCCCACTCTATCTTGATGCCCTCGTAAATATATTTTACTTTTAGTTCATCAAGAAACTCTGAGAGCTTTACTTCTAGCCCACTACGATAGCCTAACTTACGTGCTACCTTATACTGTTTAGAAGTGTATAACACCTACCACCAAACAGAGTATGTCCTCGACAGAGGAACATGCCTGTCTCCGTAGAGAGCTTTAGCTTCTGCTAGGTATGCTTCTTTTGCAAAATTGTAGGCAGCATACTTTTTATCAGTATATGCTTTCTTCATTTCTGAAAGCTGTGTTTCTAAATCGGAGATCTGTTCAGCCATCTCCTCTAATGTAGGTTCTTTTTTTGTCATAGTAATTTCTCCTTTCCTATTTCAACATATGAAACAATCTTTGGTTCTTTTGCCTGAGATACCAGAGAAGGTAGCTCCTGCAAGTCAGTCCAACAGGAGTGCTTAAATCTACAGAATGAGCATGTCGTTCCTAAGATTTTATTTCCTGTAGGCTTACCTCTGAATGTTTCTTCAACTGCATCAAAACATCTGCTAAACTTGTTACTCTGTACTACGCTTATATTATCAGATAGTTTATCCACTTCTTTTGTCAAGTCTAAACCAGTGGCAGGTACATATTTAAAACTACCATTAGCTTTATTTATGACCCACCAACCACCTGCTTTCTTATTCAAAGCCTGTGCATATCCTGCCAACTGTCCTACATAACCAAATGGATCTTCTTTGGCAAGAGTATCAAATGATTCAAACTTATTTCTATATGACCAATCAGATGCTGACTTGATATCATCAACGGCATCATCCATAATTATGTCATATGTTCCTTCTATTTTGGAATCTATAGTTAATTCCATAGATACCTTCTTAGAATCTTCGTAGGCTACACCTGCCTGTCTAAGCAGACCTTTGAATACAGACTCTACAATATCTCCTAACATCATGTTCATAACAAAGTTATTAGGAAATGGCAGAGCTTTCTCAGGCTCGTGCTTCTCATACCAAAGCTGACAGGTAGGCTTGCCTATGTTAGACATCCTAAGTCTGAACTCTTTCCTAGTATTTTTAGAGCCAAACTGACGGTGTAAGGCATCTTTGATGTCATCACAAATCTTATCAATGTTTGCATCAGACAACACCTTCTTACCGTCAGTGGCTTGGTCTAGGAATCGGTGCAGTTTAAGTTCTGCCTTGTGATTCATGACTACTGAACTTTCTCTTCATTAGTAATGTCGATGAAAGTTTCTACAACAGCAGGATCAATGTCCTCTTTGGAATGAACATTCTCATCCCACTGATTCATGATGTACTGGTTGTAGTTAGTAACCCAAGACAGAAGATCACCAAAGAGTTCCTGATCTTTATCAGATGTCTCTACCTTAGAGGTAAGATCTAGCCTTGTGCTAGGCACGTAGTAGCTGTTACCATTCGGTAGTTTTCTCTCTTCAGATGAAGCGTACACAGTGTGATTAACTGGTAGTCTCTTCATCTTAGAAAGCTTTACAAAGACATCACCAACAGTTTTAAATGCTTCACGATTATCTACTTCCCATATGAAAGGAACATAACCTAGATCAGCTTCGCTGTTGTAGTCACCTTCAACTTTAAGAGCTTTATCAAACTTAGCAAGTCCTAATATAACTCTGACTCGTTTGATCTGTCTGATCAGTTCTTTCTGCTTGTCAGGCAGAGAAGCAAAGTCCTGTATATATCCTGCAGGTTTGCCACAGTTGAAGCCACCATCGTTATCCTTTAGATCAACGTTAAGATTATCAGACATGACTGTCTTGACATAACGATTGGGTGTACTGTCATTGCCCTTGATAAACCTTTTATACATATAGCGTTGCATGAAAGGTCTGATCTCAATGTCAGTCTGAAAGTACTGACCATCATCAGGTACTTCTAGTTTAAAAGAACCAGAGGGTATGGTTTCAACATTCACTGTCTTACCATTGATCTCTGTTGTACCCATGATAGGTGTGTGACTAAGCTTTAGTCTAGCCAAAGAACTAGCAGACTTCTTAGAGATCTCAGTACCCACAGGTTCTGACATGCCCATAGCTTTAGCCATATCGTCAAAGTTTCCGTTTATTGTTACTACTTCATTCATATATATTCTCCTTATAATTTAAAAAAGTGTTATAGTTATATCACTATACATCTTTAGTGTCAAGCCAGTTGTTACCTATTTTTGCATCTAATTTCAAAGGTACATTAAAGTCTATGTTCCAACGTGTATCAATGATCTTCTTCATGTTACTATTTATACTCGTAACTATTTCTAAAACCTGATCAATCTCATCAGGGTGAACATCAATGACTATTGAATCATGCACCGTGTTTACAATACAACTCTGTAGTGTAAGCAACATGTTATCAAAAGTCATAAGAATTAGTGGCACTATATCTGCAGTAGCAAATGCTTGCACAGGATAGTTCTTTATTTGTGTAAAGTATGTTACAGTGCCGTTGCCTTTACGTACTACATCAGGAAAAGAGAAGGAACGTCCTGAAGGAATATTAACACGTCCTGTGTTTATAGCTTCGTTTCCTAACTTCTTGTGCCATGCCGACACACCCTTGTACTTATCACCAAACTGCTCGTAGTACATAGCTTCTGCTTCAGATCTGCCAAACCCTGTAGCTCCATACAGAGGAGCAAAGGTATGTGCTTTGGCTTCTTGTCTAGATGTAGGCTGTCCTGCATCTGTGATAACCTGTGCAGTATAACTATGCACATCAAAGCCATCAGCTATCTCTTGCATTGCAACTTTGTCCTGTGACAAATATGCTGCAGTTCGAAACTCTAGCTGTGCAAAGTCAGCTTCAAGTATCTTGCCACCTTCCCAACGTGACACAAAGATCTTCTTCACAGGGAACGTACCACCTCTAGGCATGTTCTGCATGTTAGGATCTGCACCACTGAACCGTCCTGTGGATGTACGATGCTGTAATAATCTAACATGTAGCTTACCATCAGGCTTGGTGTATGTAGATATACCCTCAACAAAACTAGATAGGTATGTATCTAGGGCAGATAGTCTGCGAACATTCTTTAGAAACAACTCTGCCTTTGTATTACCTGTACGTTTGGCATAGTGTTCAAGTATCTCAAGGTTGAGTTTGTTTGTGCTAAACCCATTGGCACTCACCCACTTGGCAGAAGGTGCAGTAAACCTAAGACCTGCTATCTGTTGTCGTGGTGTATATATCCAACCAGACTCTTCACACCTGACACACTTGTTTGGCTTCTTAAATGGTGTACCATCCTTCTTAACCTTTGTAATCTTGCCACGTCCTCTGCATACAGGGCAGGTACTAGCTGTAACCTTGTACATAATATCTGTATGATCATTGACAGCATCAGTGAATGCATCCTTTCTCATGTAAGGCTCAAAGTAATTAGCCCACATAGACTTGTCCTTTGGTTTACGACTATAGATTACCCATGATAACTGCTCTGGACTATTGAGATTGATAGGTCTGTCTCCCATGAGATCACGAACCTGTTGGCTAAGATCATTCCAGATACCTACCTTCTCTTTCTCAAACTCCTTACGTACTTCATCAAGCTTATCTAAGTCTACATTAAACCCACGCTGATATATCTTACACAAGCAGACAGCCACCATGTTGGTATGTGTAACTGTGTCCATAAGATCTGCATCACCATTACTAAGCCTGTGATGTATCTTATCAGCCAGATCATATGTGGCACGTAAGTCATGCACTAGATACTCTGACAACTCAGCGTGTGGTATCTCAGCTACAGATACACCTCTCTTAAAATAATCTTTCATCGTGTCCTGCTTCTTGTTGGATAACATGTAGCGTTCTGCACACTGCTCTAACGACAGAGGTTGTTTCTGCCCACGCTGTAGCACATACTCACCAAGCATGGTATCAAACACAATGCCTTCATACTTGAAGCCAGACTCCCACAACCATATAAGGTCATGTGACACATTGTGACACACAAGCACAGTAGTATTATCTAGTGCCTGTTGCACAATACCATGACCATTGGGTGTGGGTGATTCATCAGCATGATCAAACGTGACCACTCTTTCCCAGTTGTCTGTCTTCATACCAACCATAACAAGACTATTAGTTTCCTCAAAAGGATCTAAGTGCAACTTATCATTACGTTTTGTTACAGTATTCTCTACGTCTAATATTAATCTCATTTGTCTTCCTTTAGTTGAACCAGTTCAGCTTCCTGATAGGGTATGTGAAAGAAGTATTCATACCTTCTTGCATTAGATAAGTATATCTCTTGCACAGTTTCAGGTGTAAACTGATAATCTTTTATTCTCCATGCACACTGCATGTCACCTCTTATAACATAAAAATTAAAGAATGCATCTTTTTTATTCATCTCTTTAAACTTATTTAATAATTTAAATTTACGATAGGGAATCCTAATCTCTTTCCAAGATGGTAGCCAATCCCCAAACCATTGTCTCTTCATCTCAACCTCTGAGTAGTATGTGTTACCATTCTTCTCACTCTTGATATCAAAAGAATAATCTTCTTCAGTAGATAAGATAGTGTGTCCGTTGTTAACTAAGTAACCTGACACTGCATCTTTAGCTACACCATCATTCTTGGCATACGAGTAGGGTCTAAACTTCCTAGTGTATGCACCTTTAATAGGCTTAAATGTATTCATGCTGTGTACCTCGCTGTCTTGTAGTCTAGTTCACAGACAATCTTGCCATGCCAACCAGATAGTTTGTTCTTTACAACGTTGATATGTCTCTGAGGACTTTGCTCCTCTTCACCTTCAACGTCAGGGTTCTTGGCAAGTAGTAGCATAAGGTCAGCTTCTGCTGCCTTACCAGTTCTACTACCTTCCATCATGGCTTGGTTAAGTATAACCTTGCCCTCTGCTTCTGCAGATAGCTGTGACATATAGAATATAGCACAACCATACTGCTTGGCAATCATTCTTGCATGGACTGCATTTGCTTTGAGTGCTTCATCTTGCCTAGCAAATCCTGCCGTCTTGGCAAACTTATCACCCATGTCTAACACAACGACATCAGGCTTAAAAGATTTAGCAATGCTCTCAACCCAAGACATATCACGTCCTGTAGAGTCATACAATTTTATATTCTCCTTAACTGCACCATACTTCTCATGGGCAAGCTTGGGATTATCTTTGATCTCGTATTGATTCATGTTAGAACTGGCAGTCAGGTATCGCATGCCCACTCTATGCACTGACTCTTCGTTACATAGAACAACACACTTAGCACCTTGTCTGGCAAAGCCATTGTCACCTGCAATCATAGATGCATGAAAAGATGTTTTACCTGTGTTGGGTCTAGCTCCAACTTCGATCAAGTGTCCTTCATTTACACCTTCTATCTTGCGTGTGAGACTAGGTATGTTGAATGCCCAACGTGCTTCCATGTCATTCCTTGCAAGAAGGTTCTCAATAGAGATGTCAGCCCACTCTATATTCATAGTAGGTATGAAGTCATCACCGTACTGCTCTAGCATATTACGGAGTGGCTCAAGGCTAGTCTGTGAACCATTTACATAATCAAATCCAAGATTTGCTATCTCTTCCCCAACTACCTGTTGGAATAATTTGGATAACACTTCTTGTGCTATGTCATTACCAAGAGGGGACTCCTTCTTGATACGTGAGAACAGATCACCATAGGCTTGCTTCTGTGCTGTTGTAAGAGTAGGATTGTTTGACATAAACAATACCTCTACCTCATCAGGTGTTACTGTTCTGTTGTACGTCTTCATAGCATAGTCAACAGAGTTTTTTATCTTTCGCATATCCTTACTAAATAATTTGTCAGGACAACGAATACCTCTATGATCATCATAGAAGTCTTTAGTCATAAGACTACGTATTAATGCTTGTTCCATTTAATTCTTCTCCTATTGCTGTTAGTTTTTCAATGTCGTTAGGATGCTTGTATTTCAAATCATCGGTTAATTTAAGTACCTTTACTGTATCTACCACACTCCTGAGATCTTTACACATCTGTGTCGCTTTGGGCAGTGCATCAGGATCAAGAGCCACTATTGCTGAAGAGAACTGTGACAAGTACCTCTTGTGTGTGTCTGACAGGGACGTGCCTAACACAGCAACCCCAACATACACGTCACTGCCTTTAGCTACAACTACGGCACTGACACAGTCCTCAACAACTACAGCGATCTTACCATAACCATAAGTGTATGGCAACCCACTATTCCCATATCTTTTCCATTTTGGTAAACTATTTTTTAAACTTCTACCAATAGCATCTACTACATAGCCACCATGAATGACAGGAAACACTGCTCTGTTATCTTTTACGTCATACTCCATGTCATTTACTGATATGCCATATCTCTCTGCAAATCTATATAGATCACCCTGTCCACTGTAAGGCACAACAAACTCAGGCATACCAAAGTCTTCAGCTTTCTTTTCTTCTTTTTGGATAGTTCTCTTGATATCCTCTACAGATAAATGTACAGGCTTAGACCCACTAATACTACATGAAGCCTTGTAACAATTCCACAAAAGTCTGCCCATGTTGTTTGATACAGTAAAGGTCTTGTACCCACCACACTCAGGACAATTCATTCTTTTTGTTTCATTATTTAATATATCTATATCACTTATAATGTCATATATATTATGCATTGTATTTACTCCTTGTGTTGAGAGCATTCTTAGCACTCTCGTAAGTATGTTTCATGTACGGCTTGACAGATTGTACATTTGTATGACCTGTCACTGACATAAGTTGCCCCATTGGGACTCCACTGTCAATCATTTCTGTAACTCCTGTCCTTCTGAGATCCATAAGTCGGAGTTCATCAGGCAGGTTTAAATG